TTCTTAAAGTTATTCCAAGCAAGTGTAAAGTCTTGTTCACAGGGTGGAGTACGTGGTGGTGCAGCAACTGTTTATCTACCGGTATGGCATTATGAATTCGAAGACTTAGTTGTATTAAAGAATAATCGTGGTACGGATGAGACACGTGTACGTAACATGGATTATGCATTTCAATTTAATAAGCTTATGTATGAGAGACTATTAACTGGTGGTAACATTACATTCTTCTCTCCTCATGATGTGCCTGGGTTATATGATGCATTCTTTGAGGATCAAGATTTATTTAAAGAGTTATATGAGAAATATGAAAGATCTCGTAAGATCCGCAAGAAGTCTTTACCTGCTTTAGAAGTATTCTCTCAATTCCTAACTGAACGTAAAGAGACAGGTAGGATATACCTACAAAATGTAGATCACGCAAATACACATGGTGCATTCATCGAGAAGCAGGCCCCGATACACCAGTCTAATCTTTGTTGTGAAATTAATTTACCGAGTCACGGATTAGAATCTTATGATGATTCAAATAAAGGTGAGATCAGTTTATGCACATTATCTGCAATTAACTGGGGTTTAATTAATGATCCGAAGGACTTCGAGAAGTATTGTGAATTAGCTGTACGCTCTCTTGATGCTTTACTTGATTATCAAGACTATCCTATTCTTGCAGCTGAGAGATCCACAATGGCTAGAAGACCATTAGGTATAGGGATCATAAACTTTGCATACTTCTTAGCGAAGCGTGGATTAAAGTATAATGAAGAAGCCCTTGCCACAGTTGATGAGTACGCAGAAGCATGGTCATATTATCTTATAAAAGCTAGTGCAAACCTAGCAAAAGAGCGTGGCACATGTTATAAAAATTACGAGACTAAATATGGACATGGTATCTTGCCAATAGACACATATAAACAAGAGGTCAATGAATTAGTCAAACATAAGGAAAGAATGCCTTGGAAGTCGCTCAGGGCGCAGCTTTTAAAAGACGGTATAAGAAATTCAACGTTAATGGCTATTATGCCAGCTGAAACATCAGCGCAGATAGGTAATGCTACAAATGGTATAGAACCGCCAAGAGCATTAGTATCTTATAAGCAATCGAAGGACGGAGTCATGGCACAGGTTGTACCACAAATACATAACCTGAAAAACAAATATGATTTACTATGGGATCAGGAAGGACCCGATGGTTATATAAAGATCATGGCTGTTATTCAGAAGTATGTAGATCAGGGTATGTCTATTAACACCAGTTATAATCCTGCTCAGTATGAAGATAATAAAGTTCCTATGTCAGATATGATGAAGGATCTTGTTACATTCTATAAGTATGGTGGTAAACAATTATATTATTTTAATACAAATGATATGGCAACTGAAGATGAGTCAAGCCAAGAAGATTATACAAGAGAAGACTTTGATACACAACAAGAGTACGATGATTATTGTGAAAGCTGTGTTTTATAGCAAAAACTTTCATAATATGGATTTTTTCGTTTAATTTGCGAAAATAGTTGCATTTACTATGTACTTTACCTATAAATTATGTTATAATGGTTCTTTAAATTGGAAAAGGTTAGTATCCTGGAGGTTTCAGGATATAAAATCTGATAAATAAATTATGATTGAACTACTTACATGGGCGGGGATCGGTTTCATATTAACACTCGCTATCATAGGAGCGTTATCCAACGCACTCTTCCCACTATTCCTTGAACTGAATGATGAGCTAAATGAAAAGTTTAAGGACGATCTACCTTCGAGACAAGGCTAAACTACTTTTAAAAAACGACATAGGAGAATATATGTTAGATAAAATCACAAGCGGCGTTTCAGCTGCAACAGCGGTGGCAATGTCACTGATCGGTTTGGCAATTATGTTGCAAATCGTATTTGGTGGATCAGTACCATTCTTAGGCGGTGACGTCATTGGTACAATTATTGGCATCGTAGCACAGCTAGGAGATGCTGGTCTGGTAGGTCTAATTTCTGCAGCGATATTGTGGAAGTTACTATCACATGATGATGCATAACATTCATTCAATAATGAAGTGAGTTAAACGACGTAAAGGTAATAGTAGGAGCACTTAACACGTGGGTTCAATTCCCACCTCCTCCACCTAATAATATTAAAATAGTATTATTAAATGGGGGAGACAAGGCATCGATTAGGTAGCAGATCCGCTTGAGACTCGTCAGCCAACAAAGGCTTAAAAATGAAAATTTAATCGGCAATCAGTCAGATTATTTACTAGCCGCATAGGTTAGTTGAGGTTTTCTCCGGAGTTCCTTATCACCCAATACTCCGGTCTCTCTTTTATATACATACCCCTATGATAAGCATAACAGATCACGCCACTGAAAAATTACAGGTTCTTCTAAAAGATGAAACCTCAATGACACCACGTGCATTACGTGTATTAGTAAAAACTACAGGTTGTTCTGGCTTAGCATATAATTTAGAGTATGCATATTATGCAAATGGCGAAGATCATATACAACAGTTTGATGGCTTTCGTGTTTTTGTAGATCCTAAATCATATGTCTATGTAGATGGATGTGAAATAGATTATAAGCATGAAGGTTTAAATGAAGGTTTTGAATTCTATAATCCTAAAGAAAAAGCAAGATGTGGTTGTGGAGAATCGTTCACAATATAGATGTACATTGTGTACAAACTATGATATAATATACACATGAGTTTAATGAAACAACCCTTAGGTGACGGCACAGCCAAAGTTACCACTTGGGAAAATTACCAAAAATATAAGTTTACCAAAGAATACTGGATGGAAGACATACCATTAGAAATATTTCCTGATTGTAAACGTGATATAATTATAACTGAGGATGAAGAATGAATATATTTTATTTAGATAAAGATGCAAAGACTAGTGCAGAGATGCACCTTGACAAACACTGTAGTAAGATGCTTGTGGAATATGCACAGCTTATGTCTACAGCTCATCGTGTTCTGGACGGTACAGAATATTATGACAAGAATAAAATAGGTTCTAAGATCAAACGCTGGAGACATGAGGAAGATAGTTTATATAAAGCTTCACATGTTAATCATCCGAGCAATGTGTGGCTTCGAGAAAGTATAAATAATTACGCCTTCCTCTATGAGATGTGGTGTCATCTACATGATGAATTTGTTATACGTTACGGCAAGGATCATATGTCGTATGTAAAACTCAAAGAAGTATTAAAGAACCCACCACGTAATTGTGGTGATAAGCCGTTTACACAACCGACTCAAGCCATGCCTGACGATGTCAAAGACATTGATAGCATTACTGCCTATAGAAATTATTATATGAAGTATAAGACTCATATCGCAGCATGGAAAACAGTCGTACCAACTTGGTATACCGTATGAAAAAATCAGTATTTAAAATTAACACAAAAGGCCACATGGAAAAGGATCTATTCTTTGACGAAGGTGTGGACGTAGCAAGATATGACGTGGTTAAATATCCACAATTGCAAAAACTATATGAGAAGATGTTATCATTCTATTGGACTCCTGATGAGATCGATGTCACAAAAGACAAGATTGATTTTAGTAATTTAACAAAGAACGAAAAACATATCTTCACAGCAAATTTAAAGAGACAAATATTATTAGACTCTGTACAGGGTAGATCACCTGACTTGGCACTATTGCCACTTGCAAGTAATCCTGAATTAGAGTTATTGATTGAGACATGGGCATTCTTTGAGACTATACACTCAAGATCTTATACTCATGTTATCAGAAACGTATATCCTAATCCGTCAAAGGTCTTTGATGAGATCACATCTATACCAGCAATTGCCGAGTGTGGTAATGCAATTTCAGAACATTATGACAACCTGATCAATTATAAGGGTCCTCACGGTAGCTCTAAGCATAAAAAACTGTTATATCTATGTCTGATAAGTATATACATCTTGGAAGGCATTAGGTTTTATGTTTCATTTGCTTGTAGTTGGGCATTCGCTGAGCTTAAGCAAATGGAAGGTAATGCAAAGATTATTAAGTTAATTGCAAGAGATGAGAACTTACATCTTGCAGCATCTTTAAATATTATACGAACTCTGATTAAAGATGATAAAGAATATACACAAATTAAAGAAGAGACTAATGACGAAGTAATGCAATTATTTGAAGATGCATTAGTCCAAGAAGAAGCATGGTGTGATTACCTATTCGGTAATGGTTCAATGATTGGATTGAATGCAGATCTTCTTAAAGAGTATGTACGTTGGATAGGTGCAAAGAGAATTAAGTCTTTGAACTACCATGTACCATTCTCAGTACACCAGCATAACCCACTACCATGGACAGAGAAATGGATAAGTGGAGGAGCAGTACAAGTTGCTCCACAAGAAACAGAGATAACATCTTATGTGTTAGGCGGAGTTACGCATGATGTCAATAAGAAATCATTCGAGGGATTAAGTTTATGAGTATAGCAGTAGTATGGTCTAAAGACAATTGTATATATTGTACAAAAGCAAAAGACTATTTAAAGAAAAAAGGAATTAATGTAGAAGAGAGAAATGTTCAGTCTAGTGATTGGACAATGTCACAACTTCACGAAGCAGTTCCAGGAGCAAGAGCATTTCCACAGATCTTTATTGATGGTAAATATGTTGGTGGATATGACAAGATGATGGCACATATTCAAATGGGAGAATTAAGTTTATGAAATGTCACGAATGTAATAGCCCAGACTTTGATGTTACTGTCAAAGAAGAGTTAGGTTATGATAATGATCCAATTGATTTAGGATTAGAAGTAACGCACTGTCCTTTTTGTGGTGCTAATTTAGAATGGGCTCAACGTGGAGGATATGATGCATCAGAATACGATCTCGATGAAGACCGATTGGACGCTTGATGGGAGACGATTTACGTCTGCTGATATTGGCAGTTTTTACGGGTTTGTTTATCGTATCACTAACCTCACTAATGGGCATGACTATATTGGACGTAAATATTTTAAAACAGTAAGGAAGCTAAATCCTTTAAAAGGTTTTAAAAGAAAACGTAAAGTCTCAAAAGAAACAGATTGGCAAGAGTATTGGGGTTCAAGTAATAGACTCAATGAAGATATAGAGAAGTTAGGTAAAGAAAACTTTAAACGTGAGATCATTTGTTTGTGTAAGACACGAGGTG